ATAAATAACTACTAAGTACTATATATATTATTAAGTTCCAATATTCCAATCTTTTTGGAATTTGAATGCTTGGGGAAGAGTGATGTTTTTGCATGCACAAAAAGCCGAGTCAAGTAATGCGTTGCGAAAACTTGCACCTTGTGATGAAGATGAACGAACGAGGAAACTCCCAAACTGGCTATGTTCACAAAATAAATTGGAATTTTGGAATTTTACTGTGGATAACCCTGTTTTTCCCTTATAAATCAACAACTTACGCGGTTCCAATTTTGCAAACCAAATTGGAATCTGGCTGGAATCTGTGCGCTTAAACTTGGAATTCCAATTTATTGGAACAAATTCCAACTTTTTGGAATCGTGTTGGAATTTTGGAATCGGACGTCAGGGTTGGCTGACGCGCTATTTAAGTTACCCTCGATGCCCACACCCGCGCCAGCACGATCACGCGCGCGAAGACAAAGAACTGGTCTCAAAATTTTGGGACAAAAAAATACCGCCCAATCTTTCGACTGGGCGGTATGGGGTGAGAATGTTATTTCGTATTGTAAGTTGACCAGTAGGCTTTGACCGCTAGCTTATGCTTTGCGCTGTTTGCCGTTGAATCACTTTGACGTTTTTCTGCGGTTATTGCGCGTTTCTCTAGCGTACCGAAAACCTTTTCTATTGCCATAATGAAACTATCATTACCATTTCGCACTCTGGGTTTGTCCTGATTCAAAATGCGTTTTGCCGCATTTATTAGGTCACCCAGTGCATTGTGGGCATACTTGCGAAATTTCTCACGCGATACACTCACAATGGTATGCAATGGTTTATTGTATTTATCGGATTTTGTGTTATTCAATAACCCGAATTCAGTGCCAGTATATGACCATGCAATAGTGGGATTCATTTTCACAATTTCTTTACCCTTGAATTTTGTCGCCAAAATTTCGGGTGTGATCAATGCGGGTGAATCAATGCTATTGCCGATTTCCAAATACATCCCAGTGTCACCCATATAAAAATAAGTGTCACCGACAATTTCAGTGGAACGCAAGGCAAAACCATCATATAAGGCACTTTTTACAGTTTCTTCTATTTTCGCGGGAAATTCAGGGTGTTTGCCCATTACCCACTGGGCAATGGCTTTTGACCCTTCGCCATGTTTTGCAATCTTATAACCCGCGTCTTTTAAGTTGACGGGTAAAGACATTTCAACGGCTTGCGCGACTACAGTTTTTTTAACTACCATAATATTCTCCAGTTATGTTAAAGATCAGAAAACACTGGGTCAGACAAGATTATCTGATCCAGTGAGTGTATTATATACCACGTCACCACTGGGTGACGGCTTATATAAGCCAGCCCCGCCCACGCCCACGCACGCACGCCGCGTAACGCGCCCGCAGACGAATAACTGGTATCAATAGGGCCGAAGCCCTATCGGTTGGATACCGAAAGATCAGAAGTCCAGTCGCATCTGGGGCGACCAATACTTGTCGATCATTACTTTGGCAGGATAGCCTGAAACCCCACAACATCCCAGTCCTAAGTAGATGGCCTGTTTATTAGACCGGCCATGATCATCAGCCAATAGCTTGGCAACTTTATTAAAGTGCTTCACGCCCCAAAAAGATTTGATGTCTTTGATGGCCTGAGCTTCAGCTTTGATGTCGTCCAGATCGTATTTGATTTCGTAGTGCATGTTGTTCTCCAGTTAAATTACCCAAGCGTCGTCACGGCTATCACCCGCTTCGCGCCCCTTGCTTACAAACGTGAACCGCTTCGGTGGGTTGATGTAACCGATGACCTTAGAGCTAATCCAGTATGGACGCTTAAAGGATAAGAAGAAATAGCCGATGCGGATTTCATTACCGATTCTGATATGCATTGTGTAGAACATTTGATTCTCCGGTTTAGTTTAAGAATGGGAGGCCCTGTCACGGCCTCCCTGGTTAATCAATCACATTGAATTTCGTATTTAACTACAGTCTGGACATCCGTACCAACTGCTACCTTACGGCAAGTTGGACTATCTTCGCGGACATAAGCACACAACATCACTTCGAACTTTGGCATTTCGTAGATATAGTCGCGGTTAATAACACCGGCGTAATCTGTAGTGCGCGTCGCTGTACCAAATGCTTCAAGCACTTGGATAATCTGCAAGATAGAGCCTGTCTTAAAAGACTCTAAACCGCGTGCGTTAACCACCATCATTGGTTTGCTATATCCCATAAGGATGTTGATACTGTCAGACTCTTTTAACAATGGGCGAACCACATTGATGAACAAGGCCATGTCAGCTTTGGCATTAGCCAACTGAACTTTATTGTTGCGGGCACGTTTCATTGTGTCGCTGATATCACGGGCGGTATTCTTGAATACCTGGGAAGCTTTGGTCTTTAACATAGTGTCTCTCCATTAAGACTAGGGTTTGTCCACATCACTCCATGTGATGCGGTAAGGGTATTATATCCCATACCGGCCTTGATTTCCCCAAAGCCGCCCCGGAACGACCCCCACCCCCCGGATTTCTAAATGGGTCCCCCTCCGCCCCCATACCCCAAGATCTGCACAAATAGCCCAGCACTTTTCAAAAAGAGGATCGTAATCACCCCATTTCAATCCCCTAGTACGATAACGTCGGTACTTATAAACATTTACCGACACTTTCATACCCCCCACCCCCTTCTCTTTTTAGTCACGGGTATCAAACTAGGCGTATTAGGGAAAACCCCCCCTATAGGATTCCTACCACCCTTTCCAAAATATGTGGTATATTTATTTCCGTTGGGGCTACTGCGCAGACAGTTGCCATTTGGAATTCTTGCGGACGAACAGTACCCCAACACTTTTTAACGGAGTGCCACTTTCCTCCTATGCAAGACCTAGTACCAAACATTGATGCCAACGTGCCCCTACCCGCTTCAGCCACAGAAGCGATGCCCGAGCTTTCCGTCAAGGAAGAGCTTGAGATGCGAGGTAGAACAGTCAAGATGTTGGCTGACTTACAGGGTAAACCCGTAGAAGTCAACGAAGAACATCGTGGGCAAGCCATGAAAGTGGTAGAGCAAGTTGCCATGAACAAGGCTGACCCCAATCTTGCCCAATACCCCAATGAAACCATTGCATACCTAGCCGGTATGGTTGCTCAGTACGACTATATGGTCGTGCGTGAGCTGGTTGATTTGAAGAAATATGTAGTAAATAAGCTACTGCTTGAGACAGATAGTCAAGACCCCAAGGTTAGACTCGGTGCAATCAAGGCTTTAGGTGAAGTTGATGGTGTAGATGCGTTCAAGAAACGCTCAGAAGTCACTATTAAACATAAATCTATGGATGAAGTTGAGATAGAGCTGCTCGAAACGCTCCAAAGACTGGAAAAACGTACAGTTGATGTTCATGCCAAGGTAATCCGTAGTGAAAATAACGCCTGAACAGATAAAAAAGATTAAAGACTCCCTGCCGTTTATGCAGGAAGACGAAAAACGCGCAACTTTGGAGCTTCTGAAGGAGTACGACAACAATTCTGTGCAATATGTGGGCAAAGACTCGCTCTTGGAGTTTGCAAATCACGTATATCCGGGCTATATCGTAGGCCCACACCACAGAAGGCTTGCCAGAATCTTCGAAGAGATCGCAGAAGGCAAGAAAAAGCGGGTTATTGTCAATATTGCACCCCGTCACGGCAAGTCTGAACTCATTTCTTACCTAGCACCGGCATGGTTTCTAGGTAAATACCCTCATAAAAAGGTCATTATGGCCTCCCACACAGCAGATTTAGCGACCAATTTTGGCCGTAGAGTGCGTAATTTGGTCGGTTTGGATGCCTATAAAGACATCTTTCCGCAGGTAGAACTGCAAGCAGATAGCAAGTCTGCATCACGTTGGGGGACAAATTTCAATGGAGAATACTTTGCGATTGGCGTTGGCGGTGCTTTGGCTGGACGGGGTGCTGATTTATTCATCATTGATGACCCTCACTCTGAGCAAGAAGCTAAAACAGGCAGGCCAGACGTGTTTATTCCTGCTTGGGAATGGTTCCAGTCTGGCCCTTTGCAGCGTCTTATGCCGGGAGGCGCTATTATCATAGTGATGACAAGGTGGTCTAAACTTGACTTAACTGGGCAGATTATTGCTCAGATGGGTCGAGAAGAGGGGGTAGACCCTTGGGAAGTGGTCGAGTTCCCAGCCATCCTAGATGATAAGCCTCTATGGGGAGCGTTCTGGTCTATCGAGGAATTACTGTCTAAAAAAGCAGGTATGGATCCCCGCTACTGGCAAGCCCAGTACATGCAGAATCCTGTATCTGAAGAAGGCGCTCTTATTAAGCGTGAGTGGTGGCAGATCTGGGATAAAGACGATCCCCCCATGTGCGAGTTCACCATCATGTCTCTTGATGCTGCGCAGGAATCTAACAACCGTGCTGACTATAACGCTCTGACTACTTGGGGTGTGTTCTATAACGAAGAGACAAAAAACTACGCCATCATCTTGCTTAATTCTATTAAGAGGCGGCTTGAATATCCGGAGCTAAAAGCGTTGATCCTTGAAGAATACAAGGACTGGGAGCCTGATGCGTTTATTGTAGAGAAAAAATCTAATGGCTCACCTCTCTATCAGGAGTTCAGACGCATGGGCATACCTGTTGGAGAGTTTACTCCGGGTAAAGGACAAGATAAGATTGCGCGGGTGAATGCGGTGTCTGCATTATTCCAAGGAGGAGTAGTGTTTGCACCCGATCGCAGGTGGGCAAGAGAAGTTATTGAGGAGTGCAACGACTTCCCGTCGGGCACTAATGACGACTTAGTTGACTCTACAACACTAGCACTTATGCGGTTTAGACAAGGTGGGTTTATCAAGCTTGCAACTGACGAGCCTGATCCAATACCACTATTTAAGAGTAAGCGTGGCCAAGGCTACTACACGGTTTAAGGATAAATTATGGCAACGAGTTCTATGGACAAAAGTTTGTACGCAGCACCTATGGGTCTTGAACAAGAACAAGCTGACCCAATCGAGATTGAGATTGAAGATCCCGAGAGTGTAAAAATTGGCGTTGGCGATATTGAGATTGACTTGATGCCACAAGAAGAGACAGCGGAAGATTTTGACGCTAACCTTGCTGACTACATTACTGACTCTGCGCTTGCTACGCTCACGTCTGACTTGATTGCAGACTTTGACAAAGACCAGAACGACCGCAAAGAGTGGATACAAACTTATGTTGAAGGTCTCAAACTCCTAGGTTTGAAGTACGAAGAAAGAACAGAGCCTTGGAACGGAGCTTGTGGTGTATTTCACCCCATGTTGACAGAGTCTGTTGTTCGCTTTCAGAGTGAAGGCATTATGGAGACATTCCCCGCCTCCGGACCTGTGAAGACACAGATTGTTGGTAAGGACACACCCCAGAAAGAAGAAGCAGCCGCACGCGTGCGCGAGGACATGAACTACCAGCTCACTGATGTGATGCAGGAGTATCGTCCAGAGCATGAGAAGTTATTGTGGGCATTGCCCCTTGCTGGCTCTGCGTTCAAGAAAGTTTACTTTGACCCAAGCCGCGGTCGCCAAGTTGCGATCTTTGTTCCTGCTGAAGATATTGTTGTGCCATACGGCGCATCTGACTTGTCTACTGCGCCGCGTGTTACTCACGTCATGCGTAGAACAGAAAATGAGTTGATCAAGCTGATGGCCGCTGGGTTCTACAGTGATGTTGAGTTGGGTGATCCGTCAACAGAACTTGATGACATTGAGAAACAGAAAGCCAAAGAGCAAGGCTTCTCTGCGATTCAAGACAACCGCTATCGCATACTTGAGATGCAAGTTGATTTGGACTTGCCCGGTTATGAAGATGTAGATAAAAATGGAGAGCCAACAGGTATTGCTCTGCCATATATTGTGACGCTTGAGAAGGGCACAGGTACTATCCTTGCTATTCGTCGTAATTGGTACGAAGATGATCCATTACACACTAAGCGTGAACACTTAGTCCACTATCAATATATTCCTTCAGGCTTTGGCTTCTATGGATTTGGTCTTATTCACCTTATCGGCGGATATGCGAAGAGCGCGACCATGCTCATCAGGCAACTCGTTGATGCAGGTACGCTATCTAACTTACCGGGCGGTCTCAAGTCCCGAGGACTCAGACTCAAGGGCGACGACACGCCTATCCAGCCGGGAGAGTTTCGTGATGTTGACGTACCAAGCGGATCCATCCGAGACAACATTTTGCCGCTGCCGTACAAAGAACCCAGTCAGGTTCTCTTCGCCTTGTTCCAGAACATTGTGCAAGAGGGTAGGCAGTTTGCTTCCGCAGGAGACATGAAGGTTAGTGACATGAGTGCGCAAGCACCCGTGGGCACAACACTAGCGATTCTTGAAAGAACATTGAAAGTGATGGGTGCTGTGCAAGCTCGTATTCACTACTCGATGCGTCAAGAGTTTAAGTTGCTTAAGCACATCATTGCTGACTACACTCCTGAAGAATATACATACGACCCAGAAGAAGGTGATCGTAAAGCTAAAAAGTCTGACTACGACACAGTTGAAGTTATTCCTGTGAGCGATCCAAATGCTGCAACGATGGCGCAGAAGATTGTTCAGTATCAAGCTGCGTTGCAGTTAGCGCAGACTGCTCCACAGTTATATGACATGCCACTATTGCACCGTCAGATGATTGAAGTGCTTGGCATCAAGAATGCCGCAAAACTTATTCCAGTGGAAGAAGACGAAGAACCCGTTGACCCAGTCACTGAGAACCAGAACTTGCTTACAGGTAAAAAGCCTGTCAAGGCATTCATGATTCAAAACCATGAAGCACACATCACTGCACACATGGCAATGATGCAAGATCCAAAGGTTCAGATGTTAATGGCTAACAACCCAATGGCTCAGCAAATTCAAGCTGCGATCATGGCTCACGTCAATGAACACTTAGGCTTTGAGTATCGCAAGCAGATTGAAATGCAGATTGGCGCACCTCTGCCTAATAAAGATCAGAACAAAACAGTGCCTCCGGAAATGGCGGATAAGATAGCGATGATGATAGCGCAAGCGTCACAACAAATCACGCAAGCAAATCAAGCAGAAGCTCAGCAGCAACAAGCTCAACAGAAGATGCAAGACCCGCTCATTCAAATGCAGATGCAAGAGTTGCAGTTGAAACAAGGCGAGTTGCAACTCAAACAGCAGAAGCAACAGATTGAAGCAGCCGCTAAAGCTGACCAGATCCGTGTTGAAGAAGCACGCATTGAAGCTCAGAAAGAAATTGCAGCTATGCAAGTTGCAGCTACTTCCGCGGCAGCACGCGATAAGCTCAATAGACAAACAGAACTCGATGGCGCAAGACTTGGCGCAGACATTGCCAAACATAAAGCTCAGATGTCACATCAACGCGCACAAGCTGTTGTGCAAAGAGCGCAGAACCAATCTAAACAAGTTCCACCTCAACTACCCAAAAAAGGAGAGTAATTGGACAACAAAGTATTAGCACACGTCATCTCGGAGATTGACAAGCTCCGTAGTGATCAAGCTGTCTTCCTAAATGGAGGAGGAGCTAAAGATTTTGCCGAGTATCGGCATGTCTGCGGAGTTATCCGAGGTTTGACTCATGCAGAACAACTTGTCAGAAACCTTGTGCAAAAAATGGAGAATTACGAAGATGAGTGAGTTTGATGTATCCGCTGTGGATCTTTCTGGGATTCTTAACAAGACCCCAGAACAAAAAGCTAAGCAGCTGCCGGAACCTAAAACATTCCATATCCTAACTGTTGTACCTGAAGCTGAAGAAAAGATTGATGGTACAGATATTTATAAGCCAGCGCAGACTATGCATTACGAAGAAGTACTGACCCCAGTACTGTTTGTAATCAAGCTTGGACCTGATGCTTATAAAGACACCACTCGCTTCCCTAGCGGACCGAGTTGCAAAGAAGGTGACTTTGTCATCTGTCGCCCCAATTCAGGCACTCGTCTGAAGATTCATGGCCGAGAGTTCCGTATCATCAATGATGATTCGATTGAGGCTGTTGTGGAAGATCCGCGTGGAATTAGCCGCGCTGCTTAAGGAAAAATCATGGCAGAAATACAAGGCGAGGAATTTAAGTTTCCTCATGAAGCTGAAGAAACTAAGGGTAAACCCTCAGAAGTAGATTTTGAGATTGAAGTTGAGGACGACACCCCAGAAGAAGACCGTGGCCGTAAACCAGCCGCTCCTGTAGATGAAGTTACAGATGAAGAGTTAGCTTCTTATGACGAAAAGGTTCAGAAACGGATCAAGAAGTTTACAAGAGGCTACCATGATGAGCGTAGAGCTAAAGAAGAAGCCCTGCGTGAACGCGAAGCAGCCGAGAACTTTGCTCGACAAGTGTACGAGGAGAATAAAAAACTCCAAGAACAGTTGGCTAACGGTAGCAAACGTATGGTTGAGCAGTCTAAAACGGCGGCTCAAAAAGACCTTGAATCAGCCAAAGAGCAGTACAAAAAAGCCTTTGAAGAAGGTGATACTGACAAAATTGTTGCAGCGCAAGAAGCTATTGCTAGGGCTGCGGTACGAGTAGATAAAACAGCGGCAATGAAACCTATCAAGGTTAAAGAGCCAGCATATACTCCCGCACCACAACAGCCAGCAGCTCCTCAGATTAACCCCCGCACTAAACAATGGTTGGATAAAAACAACAGTTGGTTTGGTGTTGAGGAAGATATGACTAGTATGGCTATGGGACTTGACAGAAAATTACAACGCGAGTATGGTGCGGACTATATTGGTACGGATGAGTACTTCCGCACTATAGATAGTACTATGCGTAAACGATTCCCCGAGCATTTCGATGACGGGAGCTATGAAGTCGAAACAACTTCTAAAAGAGTTTCAAAACCGGACGTGGAGGAGGCTCCCCGCCGTGCAACACGACCTGCTAATGTTGTAGCTCCGGCTACTCGTAGCACACCACCTGGACGTATCCGTCTGAAGCAGTCTGAGGTTGCGACCGCGCGTCGTCTTGGAGTGCCGATTGAGGAATATGCTAGACAGGTTGCTTTACTTAGAAATGGAGAATGAGAATGGCTGAAACACAAAATCGTCTGAGCCGCGAATTAGAAACCCGTAAGGCTGCTTACCGCCCCGAAGCGTGGCGTCCGCCTGAAACACTTCCTATGCCCGAGGATCGCCCCGGTTGGAAGCATCGGTATATTCGTCTGAGTACGATGGGTCAAGCTGATCCTAGTAACATTTCTTCGAAAATGCGTGAAGGATACGAACCCTGCAAAGCAGAAGAATATCCCGAGCTGATGATGCACGCCGCTACTGAAGGCCGCTTTAAAGGTGGTATTGAAGTAGGTGGCCTATTGTTATGCCGAATCCCGAAAGAGTTTATGGAGCAGCGCGCTAAATAATACGAGCAGCAAAGTAAATCTCAAGTGGACTCAGTTGACAATAATTTCCTTCGTGAAAATGATCCTAGGATGCCTCTTTTCTCAGAGAAGAGAACCAAGGTCACTTTCGGTTCTGGTACTTAAATTTAGGAGTCTTTTATGGCTTATCCGGTTATTGATGCCCCTTACGGGCTAAAACCGATCAATCTGATCGGAGGTCAGGTCTTTGCGGGTTCTACTCGTGATTACCCGATCACTAACGGTTACAGCACGAACATTTTCTACGGTGATTACGTAGGATTGTCTCGTGGTGAAATCGTGCGTCTGTCTGTGTCTACTGGCACAGCAGGCAATCAAACAGGTATCTTCTTGGGATGCCGTTACACAAACCCCGTCACTAAACAGTTGACTTTCTCGCAATACTGGCCCGCATCAACTGCGGCTGGTGATGCAGTAGCTATTGTTGCTGATGATCCTGACCAAGTGTTCAAGGGTGTTGTTTGTTCTGCTACTACCGCTGTTGCTTCTGGCGCTCGCGCTATGATTGGTCAAAACTTGGCCATGATTAACAACACAGGTAGCACTACAACTGGCAATTCTAAGAACGCCATTCTTGCACCTAGCGATACTCCCGCTACTACATCATCCTTGCCCGTTCGCGTGCTTGGTTTGGTGCCTGATACGGCTGTTTCACTTGGAACTGTGACTTACACCAGCATTTCTACCGCTACTGTAACTTGCTCGGCTCTGCCGTTTGCGTTACCCGTTGGTACAGACGTTGGCTCGTTGGACTCTTCTGGAAACTATGTTTCTTCGGGTTCTTTCGTCGACACCGCCGCATCTGCCGGTGCTACATCGTTTATTTTGAACCAAGCTCCTGTTGCTACATTGAACACTACTATTGTGTTGATGCAGTACCCAGAAATTCTGGTCAAGATCAACTTTGGTCAGCATCAGTATTATGCTGGTACCAGCATTGCTTAAGGAGTAACTTAAAATGGCAATTTCACGCGCACAACTACTTAAGGAACTCCTCCCCGGCTTGAACGCATTGTTCGGCATGGAGTATGCTCGTTACGGTGAAGAACATAAAGAAATTTATGAGACTGAAACCTCTGAGCGTTCCTTCGAAGAAGAGACCAAGCTGTCTGGCTTCTCTGCTGCACCAGTCAAAAACGAGGGTTCTGCCATCGCTT